TTACTTTAACATTTTATTTACTAAATCTTGAACTTTATTATAGTTATAACCCGCATTTGATAATCTAACTTTTCTATCATTACCATTACCCCATTTGCCTGCAATAACCTCTTTAGCAAGTTCTTCATTAGATTTTAATTTAATATGATTGTTATTAACAATTTCATTTACTCTTGTTTGAATTTTTGCATAATCATAACCAGCCTTAATTAAATTTTCTTTTCTTTGAGGATTATTACCCCACTTACCATCAAGGACCTCTTGTGCAAGATCATCAATTGATTTAGTAGTTTCATATTCTACATAAGGTAAGAACCCGTGTTTTTCCCAATTTTTACTTCCGCCTTTACCTTTGTAAGTTCTTTCACCATTTTTACCAATTTGAGATTTAACAACTTTCCAAGTATTCCATCCAGCAGTTGCTTCGATAACATTACCATCTCCTACATAAACGCCTGCGTGTCCATCCATCCAAACCAGTTCACCCTTTTGAATTTTGGTAAAATCTGATGATACATTTTTACACTTATTAATCATTGAGTTTTCCCCAATATCTGGAACGCCATTTGAACCATATACTGCTCCACCGCCACGAAGTTTAGTTTTATCATTTTTCCAACCCCATAAAATACCTTTAATTAAGCAAATACAGTCCCAATTCCAATACTTGCCATCCCATTTACCCCAGCCACCACTTTGGTATTTAGATGGCTCTTTTAAGGCTAATTCTAACTTATCAATAAAATCATTTAATTTCATCATAATTATTAGTTTTCCTTTATCTCTGGTAAACCAGCAATAGATGTTAGTAATGATGTAATACCAGCTAGTAATGATGCAGATAATACTACTTTCCAATCTACCTCACTTATAATTGCACTTGCTCCAATAATACCTACTGCAGTTTGCGCAACTGTTTTAATTGCTCTCATACCTGCTGCTTTAATCCATTTTTTAAAACTTTTCATTATATTATATTTCCTCACTTTCTTTTAAAATTTTTTCACAATGTTTTTTTGTTAAAGAATTATACCCAGCATTTAAATAAGTATCACAAGCAGTTGTTCTTTCCCCAAGTGGAATATTATCATTCCAAATTACACTCTTTAATGACATTTGCTGGGTTGTTTTAAGTGTATTGAGTATTTCTTTATTATTATCCAAATACTTTTGATAGAAGCCAAATACAGCCCAAATAGCAATAATAAAACCGGAAATTGTTTTCCAGTAATCTTTTAGTTTTTTTAATTTTTCCATAAATTCCTTTCTCATTTATTATAATAAAAATAAAAGTAAACTTGAACGATCGTGCCTGTTCTATCAAATCCATTACTATTTGCTATAAATTTATCAGATAAATAATTCCAATATGTAAATAACTGTGAAGATTGAGTTTCAATTCCAATTGCTCGTGGTGTATTAGCTTGAAATATTGATGAACCATTATCAATACATGCATCATATTTTACAGGTGTAATATTTTGACTTTGTAATCCAATTGTAAATGAATTATTGCTATCTCCATCCATAATAAAACTTTTTTTTAACACATACATTTCATGATTATCAATTTTATATCCGCATTTTGAAGGACTACCTTCAGTTGTAATATCTCCAATCTTGATGTTATTAAACTCGTTTTCCACATTATCTTGTAAAAGATTTAAATTTGTTCCATTAATAGGTATCGCACCATCTTCGCCTTTATTTTTAAAATTTAATTTTTCCAATTTATTTGGTTATTTTATTAATTATGCTATTCTCTTCCAATAAGCAACTACTTGATATGGTTGCAAGTTGTTGTGAGGTTGGTTTTCACCAGAATTAGATGTTTCTATCATATCTGTAATTTCTGCACCAGAAACACCTTCACTTCCTGAATATTTCCATACACCACCAGTAGTATCATCATCAATATATGAACGAGCATAAGCCCTTGACTTAGGTATTGTTTCACCTGCGTTAAAATTTTTTGAATAAGTTTTTCCCATATGATTATGAGTTGGCATTTCTTGTAATGTTAAAGTATGTTTCTTTTCTCCACCAGTTTTACCAATTGCATTAAAATCATTGTCATTTACATTTAATCCTATTGGAGTCATTCCAATTAATTCTCTTTCCCAGGTAAATCCTAAATAATTAGAATAATCTGTATCAGTAAAATCAATAAAGCCTCTTCCAATAGGATAAACTAAATTTAAAATTTCCGTGAAATTATAATTTAGGTTATTTGCATTTATTGGAATTGAATTTTTTTCCCCTTTATTTTTAAATACTTTTAAAGCCATATAATCGGCTTTTCATTGCTCTATGCTTTTCTATGCCATCTATATATAATTTTACTAGGTTGTATGTTATTGTGTGGATTTCCACCACCAACATTATTCATTAGATTATTATTCTCTTGATTTTCAGTACTCCAGCTCCAAGAACTAGTAACTAACTTATTAATTCCAGTATCTGTCGCGGAACTTAAATTCACATTATGCCTATGAGGTGGTATTTCACTAATAGTTAATGTATGCTTTTCTGCACCCTTAATTGTTCCAACATCTGCATTAAAAACGCTTGTTTTTTCATTTGATTTTGATACTAAAACTGTACCATCATTATCAAGGACCCAAGTACCACCCCAACTTACATTAGGATCAAAATTAACATCAGATGTTTCAAAATATTCTCCTATCGGATGAAATACATTCAATAGTTGTTTTATTAAATTAAAATTATAATTGACATTATCAGCATTCAAAGGTATTGCACCAACTTCACCTTTATTTTTAAAAACTAATAAAGAGTCTAGCATAATGCACCTTTAAAAGAAAAAGAGCAATGATTTATTAAGCCATTGCCCCCTTTCTCAAATGAGGTGCAGTTAAATAACCACACCTCCTCTCCATAACATTTGATTTTTGGCGTGAGCCTTGTACATACATACATACATACATACATACATACATACATACATACATACATACAATTGTAAATTTTGTCATTGACTTGCGTCAATGATTTTTTTATATTTTTTAACATATTTCCTCCTAACTTATGTTTTCACTTTCATATCCAAAAATATATAATTGTGCTAGAACACCACCAGTTGCTTCATAAATTTGTTGCATCCCACTTGATGATGAATCGCTTTTTAAACGAATAGAATATGTTCCTGGATTTTTTATATAATTACTAATATCAATTGATGTTGCTTGAGTAAATCCACTTGATGAACCAGTAAATCCTCCAGAACCAAAACAATTTGCAATTTCATTGTAATTACCACTTATTTCAGGAGCAGAGTTAGCATAACTTATTACACGACCAAATGAATTATCAGTACAAATATATGCTTTAACATTTCTTGAATATCCTATATAAGATTCTTCACTTGCTCCACCACTAAAGTATCCTTTATGCGTTATTGGTTTATGTTTGAGATAAATATACGCTTTTTGTGGTTTAAAATTTGATGGAATTATAAATTCTAACATTTGGCTTTGAGCAACTCCATTACCATTTACTGCATCAAATCCTAATGGCATTAGCCCTTGACCTCCAAGAAATCTTAAACTCCAAATGGATGCATTAACTATCATTACAGATAAAATACCATCACCGCCAATAACTTTGCCACCTTCATTCAAAAAGATGTTTCCTGAAAAACTTCCGTTTTTTGCTAGAATTGAACCATCTTGCAATACCTTGAAATTTTCATTTGCAGTTACTGTACCAGTTAAATCGATTTGCCCTGGTTTTAAATTAATTTTTGCAATTAATTCATCTGAACCAGTTGCTGTTTCTATCTTTTGCTGTGTAGATAATTCAATTTCATTCTTTGTCATAGTAATGCTTGAATTCATTTCAGTTTTTGTTGCAAAAACATCAGTATAATCATTTATTAATGCGTATTTACAAGAATACTGTAATTGCTTATCTGAAAATGATTCTAACCACAATTTATTATAACCTTCATTTAAAGGTAATTCAAAACTTCCTAAATCCTCAACTAGAGGTGTTTCTAATATTGTTTTTTGACCAGCAGCAACTGATATAAATCTAATTATTTTTGCTTTATTACCTTCTATAACAAATTTATCAGATACATTGTCGGATACATTAAGCCAATTTAATGGTAAATGAATTTTGTTTGAATCACCACTTGCATTTTGAATTATTAAATAACTATCGAGTGGATATAATGTATCTTCTGGGTAAAGAGTATCTTCCGGATAAATCAGTGACATTTCACCACTTATTTCAAATTTCAAAGCATTGTCCTTAAATGCGTTTGTGATTTCAACATATGATGTTGAAGTAACTTCTCTAGTTAAATCTGCTACATTTTCAACCTTTTGAACAAGACTATCATATCCTTCAATTAAAGATGTGTTAATTTTTCCTGAAGTAATAAAATCTGCTACAATTGAACCATCGCCAGTAATTGCTATTCCATATGGTCCATTAATTCCAGTTGAAGAATAACCTAATCCATTTAAATTCCAACGCCATACTTTCTTTGCAGTTTTTGGATCATCTGTATCCATAATAAATAATTCACTTCTTGTTTTATAAACATTACCACCCATTGCGGTTGTAAGCAGTTTTGTTGCTTTATCTTGAGCTTGTTTCAAATATGAAGTAAGATTTAATTCTTTAGTTTCATTAACAATAGAGTTAATATAACTATTAAGTGATGTTTTAACTGTACCAACTTCAAATGCATCAAATGAGTCTGTTAAAACATTATAAGTTGTTTTAATAATTCTTGTTTCATAATTTAAATCAAATAACTGTGCAGTAATAGTATCACCAAGATGTACCGTTTCAAGAAAATTATATTTATTATAGTATTCTTTTGTTTTAGATAACTCTAACCAATTAATTTTGATATTAATTGAAGGTTTATCTAAACCATTATCAAATAACGCTTGTGATGCGTTTCTTAATGCCTCATAGGCTTCATCTAAAGTATGATATGCATCTTCACTATCTGGATCATATTTTATATCACTAAATAAATATTTTTTAATTAATGGTGATGGGTAATTATTTATTAAAGGACTATCAACATATTTATTATTTTCTGGTAAAATTAATCCATCATAACCAACTGGATAAATTCTAGTACACAAGTTAGATATATCAATTGAAATATTTATTTCCTGAATGTTTTTACCAATAATTAATTTTAAATTGTTGTTACTACCTCTTCTTGACAAAATTTTTATATTATAATTATCTCTTTCAAGTTCACCACCAAATTTTTTTAAAATTGAATTATCAATATCACCCATAATGCATTCAGTAATATTTCTTCTAACATATTTTGCAGTATTTAATGTAGTAATATCTGATGATGCTGTAAATGAAGTTTTATTTTCTGCTCTATTTAAAAGCCAATTTACCGCATCTCCAGGATTTTTATTTGTGGGTGTAGAATTAATGATAAAATTACTATTTAGATCATAGAAGATATGAAGAGCATTAACTGTTATTTCATAAAATGTTTTATCAATTGAATTAATCCTAAATAATTGATAATTATTAAATCCAACATTACATTTTATAATATTACCTACAACTAAATATTCTGATAATTGAGCATTAATTGGATATTTTAATTGTAAATAATATTCACCGTTTAATTCTTCATTAACTTTAGCCTCTAATACACTTGTTAAAAATCCTAAACCATTATTATCAAAGTCTGTTTCATTTTTAAGATAAATATTCATATATCACCTATAAATATGCTTTCTTATAGATTATTTTAAATTCAGTTACTGTACCGACATAAGATATCGTATTTTCTCCTGGTTTTAAAATTGGAAAATCATATTGCATTTTATTTGAAATATTAATATTATTACTTGTAATAACTTTATTCTCACAATCTAAAATACATTTACCATCAATATTTATCAATTTAAATGTATTATCATTAATTGTAACATCTATATTGCCAGTTCCAGTTATTTCAATTATAGGTTCCATTTCGTATGTAGCATTAGAAATATTCAAAGTTGATGGAGTTGCGGTAACATTATATGTTGTTGAGTTAATATCATGAGCAATAGGATTTACTAAAAATTGCACTAAAAATGATTTAAAATTTTGCACTTTTTCAAAGTCTATTTGATTTTGAATTATGGCAGTATATTCTTTTTGACCATCCATAGTAATTGTTCCATAACCATCTAAAAATTCTTTAATATCTTCAAAATTCACATTATTTGAATTATAGTGACAAGAAACTGATAATATGAAAGAATCATATGTACCAGTATCAATTGATAAGAAACCATTTCTACCTTCAATCGTATATACATTGATCCTTTTTTTCGGTTTAGCAATTTTTGGAGTGTGTTCAACAATAATTCCCTTATCTCTAAATTCAATGTTATTCCATTTAAACATATTAATTACCACCTTTCGCTAGTGCCGCTTGTCTTCTATAAAATTCCATTTCTTCCGCAAGACCTTGAACATCTTGCTCTCTATTATTAACGAATTTATCTATCTGTAGAATAAATGGATTAGTATTCGTAGTCGGATTAATCACAGGATTAAAACTTGTTTGAACTTTTCCAGATAAATATGACATTGCATTTTGAACATCTGATACAGACTTTGTAATACCATTTGCAACACCTCTACCGATTTGTAATCCTACTTCATCTCTCATAACTCTTGATGGTGAATGAATGCCAAATAAATTCTTTATAAATGACATTACATTACCTACCCAGCCTTTGATTTTCTTTTTAAACCAATCGAAACCATTGCTGATTCCTTCCCAAATTCCTTTAACAATTTGCTTACCAACATCCCATATATTTGATGGGCTTAATAAATCAAGTAAGGCTTTTATAATCTTCACTGTTAGTATTACAATTTTAGTAAGAATTTCTGGTATTGATTGTACAATTCCTTTACTTATACCAATCATTAATTTAAGTGTTGCCTCAATTATTAAATCGACATTATCAACAATTATTTCTACTATTTTTAAAATAACACTAATAACCGCTGGAATAATATCATCGATTCTATCAGTAATTCCTGTTGCAAGAGCAAGTACAATTTGTAATCCAACTTCAATGATTCTAGGTAAGTTATCTAATATAAAATTAATAAATGATGTAACTAAATCAAGTACAGTATTAACTAGAGGATCAACATTTTCACTTATCAGATTCAAAGTAGATGTTAATAGTTCATTTAATGTATCCCAGAGCATTGGAACTAAATTGATTAACAGTTGTCCAACTTGAGGAATCAATTGATTAATAACTGTTACTATTCCGTTTAAAATATTTGGAGCAAGTTTAGTAATTGCATTAGTAATATTACCTACAAAAACTGTAATAGTCGATGCTAACGCTTCTGGTGAACCGCTTCCATTTAAAAAATTATCAAATGCTGATTTCATTGAAGCAGCAGAACCAGAAATTGTTGTTTTTGCCTCTTTTGCAGTTGTTCCAGTTACATCAAGATTTACTTGTATTGCGTGAATAGCATTATATACATCACTTAAATTATTAATATCATACTTTACTCCAGTAAGTTTTTGAGCATCAGCAAGTAGTCTTTCCATTTCGGATTTTGTTCCACCATAACCAAGTTTTAAATTATCGAGCATAGTATAATTTTGTTTAGCAAATCCTTGATAAGCATTTTGAATACTCGACATATCAGTACCGAATTTATTCGCATTATCTGCCATATCAACTAAAGCCATATCAGCAACATTTGCAGCCTTTTCAGTATCACCACCTAGTGATTGTAATAAACTTGCACTAAATGATGTTACTGTTTCCATATAATCATTTGCTGATAATCCAGATGTTTTATATGCATTCTGTGCGTTTTCTAAAACTTTATCAGCAGAATCTTTAAATAATGTTTCAACTCCACCAATATTTTGCTCATATGAAGCATAAGATTTAACGCCCATTCCGACAACAGCAGTTAATGCACCACTTACTGCAGTAGTTACAGCAGCAACCTTTTTCATTACTTCACTAGCAACATTTCCAACTGTTTTAAGCGTAGAACCTATTTTTGACAAATCAATTGAACTTGTTTTTTTAAGCTCGTTATTCATTGATTCAACTGCTTTTTTAGAAGATGTTATTGCAACTGACAACTCTCTATATTTTTCTTTTTGCTCTTCAGTAAGGTTTTGATATTTGCCTAATTGTTGTTGGGCTGTTATTAATTGATGCAATTTATCTCTTGATGCCTGAATATTCTTTTTTAAAACATCCTGTTTTTCAGCTAATAATTGAGTATTTTTTGGATCTAGTTTAAGTGCACTATTTAATTGTTTCAATTCATTATTTGCTTTATAAATAGTACCATTAACATTTTTTAATGATTCATTTAATTTAGAAGTATTACCATTTATTTCAATAGTAATTCCTTGTAATTTTTTACTAGCCATTTTTAACACTCCTTTCTTTTATATAAATAAAAAAAGGTCCCCAAACAAATGAGGACCTCAAGTTAAACTGATGCTGTTTTTTCGTAAACTTCTGAAAAGAAACTATCATATTTTGTTTTGTTGGAATCTGTAAGTTCCATAACTACTTTAATAGCATGATCATTTAATCTAGGCATAGCTTTAATAGTTAGTTTTTCAGTAGATGGTGAAATGCTTTTTTCTTTTGTTTTTGCATCAACATTCGGTCTTGAAGCATTACAATTGTAAAACCAAGTTCTTCTGGCTTTAACATCTCCAGATACTTCAAATCCTAGAGCAAATCCGTTTTGTTCAGCATCAGCATTTTCAATTAATGCACCATTTGAATCTTTTGTTTCTCCCAAAATATCAGTTTTAAATTCTTCTGGTATAAGAGCCATCTCAAGATCACCTTCATATCCTTGATTAGCATTTGAAGAATTATAAATTACATCATCTGCATAAAAATCATTACTATCGCCAGATGTAGACAATGATAAACTTACTGCTCCAGGGATTTTAAATGGTGTAGCATATTCATATGTGCCATCAGGTTTAATTGTATATTTAGCACATACTACATTTTTTAAACCATAAATAATTTTCATCAATTTCCTCCTTCTTTAAAAAATTAAATAAAATATCTTATTTGATAGATTTTTTCACTATCAATAAAATCTTCAGTTTTTTCATAACAAATATTGTTATCATCAAATAATTTTTCTATTTTTTTCTCATTTGCAACATTTTTTTTAATATCAATATAATCAATTATGTAACTATTTGATTTATAATAGATTTTATCATCCGCGCCAAACAAATCAGGGTCCGTATTTCTATATAAAATAAAAGGTGGCTGTTCATCATCATTATCAAAATGGTCGTATGCAACATCAATACCTAATGTTGTTAATAAAATAAACATATCTTTTTCTTCCATAAATTATCCTTTCCTGATTAAATTTTCACATTCTTTTTGATATTTTTTTGAGACATAACTTTCAACTGGAGCAATGTGTGTAAATTCCCTTGTTCTTTTACCATTTCTGGTGGCGTGTCCACATTCAAGTAAGTGTGTTAATCTATAATGTTTTTTATTATAGATAGTGGCTTTTACAAAATCTTTTCCTTTTTGTGATTTAACACTCCAGGATTTATTGTAATCGCCGCTTCTGATTTTATAGGTATTTTTAGTATTTACTAATTTGTCTTTTCCTTCTTTAGCAATTTGAATTGCTGAATCGCTTATTTTTTCTTTAATATCTTCAGAATAATCTTCTAAAATTTCTTTGATATCTAAAAAAGAATCTGCCATTATTTAGTTCCTTGTTTAACACCTAAAACTAGAATTATATCTAGTGGATCATTTGCGGGTAATGTTCTAATAATTGAATATATCTTATCATTGTATTTTGCTTTAGATTCATTATCATAATTTAATCTATTTATTTGCAGTTCAGCAGTTGGAGTAATTCCAACTGCTACTGCATTATAAAATTCTTTTGAACCAACTTTATTTTTCTTTGCATAGATTTTTCTTTCAACCGTTTTAGAATTCAATATATTACCAATATCATCCTTTTCAGAAGTATTTTTAATTAAATAAAGTATTTCAGTATATTCCATTTAAACCTCACTTTGTTCAGTTTGACCTAAATTTTTTTCAGATATTATTTTGAATATTTCTTTACTCGGAGATTTTATTCCTAATATCTTTTTTAAAATCTTATTTATTATTTTCATATAATACACTTTCAAGTTCACTGTTGTCTATTACATCAGTTCGATATGTTTTACATTTTCTGATATGGTCTTTTTGCAAAGAATAAGCATCAAAATACATTTCACTATTCGTTGAATCTATTTGAGATTTTACATAGTTAATTATTGCTGATTCCAATAATTTATCTGGATTTTTAACCCAGGATTTAGCAACACCAGATGCTACTAAATCAAGTTTTGCGGCTTCAATATAATCACTAATAATGTCATCAAAATCATTATGATTAATGCCTTTTATTTTTTTAATCTTCTCTAGCATTGCTTTTCCTCATTAATTATTAATTAGACACCAGTTGCAGATGATGCAGGAGTATATTTTCCGTATGCAAATGCATTAGCTTTTTTATTACCATCATAGATTCCATAAGCACCATAAGTAACTTTTCTACCTTTAACAGTAATTTCACGATCAACTCTAATAGGTGTATTTTCATTTAAAATATAATTTCTTGCATTACCTACAACTACATCATTGTCTTTTAAATATGGATCAACTTCTGTTTTAACAAGTGAATTATATGAAATTCCTTGTAAGAATGGATAATTACCATTTTTATCTTTGTAACCACAAATTGCAATGTTTAGATTTGTAGAAATATATGCTTTAGCACCAATTCTTTCTTCACTACTTAAATCAGCATATGTTTTAATGATAGTATCAATTGGGTCAGTTCCTGAAGTAACTGGAGTTAAACCATTTGTTACACCTGTAGGTTCATTAGAACCAGTACCATATAATACAGCATTAATAAGTGCTTTTCCCATTTTATTTTGTAATTCATCTAAAATGAAATTTAAGAATGATTCAACAGACATTTCTTCAACTTTCCAAGTAAGTACAATATCTTTAGCAAGTTCAAAACCAGTAAGTTTAATACTTTTATATTGCTTTCCTTCATTTGTTGTATCTGATCCTTCTGCTACCCATTTAGCATCATCAGCACTAAATAAAAATGGCAATTCAACATTTCCATTAACTTGTAATTTTCTAATATCTCTAAAGAAAGGTGATTCTTGAGAAATTAAATCTAATAAATCAGTAATTAATGTTGTAGGAACTAAAAGTCCACCATTATTAACTCCACTTGCTGATGCGGTTGAAGCAACAAATGTTGATGCAGTTGTTGTAACAGCATCACCTAATGCTCTTTTTTCTTCTTCAGTAAATCTATCTTCAGATAAACCCATCATTTTTTTAGCCCAAGCAGTTCTATATTCTTTATCTGCAATGGTATATTTTCTTTCGTTCATATTATCCTCCTTATCTTTAATTTGAACGCCTCTTGTTTCAACTTCTAATGCTAGTTTTTTTCTTTCTTCTCTAGCCTCTTTATCCGCTCTTTCTTCTTTTTCGATTTGAGCGTTAAGTTCTCTTTCCTCTTTTTCTAAAGATTCAAGTTCACTTCTAATTTCTTCTAGATTAACATCAGATTTTTCATCTTCTAATAAACTTTTAATCTGTGCTTTTCTAGCATTAATTTCATTTAATCTGTCCATTTTATCCTCCTTTCAGATTAAAATAATAAATATACTCTCCAGCATATATCATAAATTCCTATCTCATTGTCCAAATCAAAAAAAGAACACTCTCCAGTATTCTTTCTTGTCGGAAATTATAATCTTTTTAATAATTCATTTCTAGTCATTTTATTAAGCAACTTTTCTCTTTTTCTTTTTTCAAATTCTTTAGCAAAATCTTTTGAATTATCCAAATTCCTTGCATATAGAGAAGTGCTATCATAAAATGGTACATCAACTACTGATACATCGAACAACTTATCAATTGCTAAAATTGTTCTTGTTTCACTATCTTCATTATAACTAGATTCTTTAGCTGTAAATGCAAAAGACATTTTATCTAATAATCTTGATTTAATTGATTTATAAATATCTATATTCGTTTGTGTATCAATTAATTCAGCACGCATTTTAAGCCCAATGGAATCAATTGTAAATTTCAAACTTCCATTTCTAGTTCTTGCTAAAATCAAATGACTATCCTCGTGGTTATATTTTAAAGGAACATCACTCATATCAGTATTATCTAGTGCGTGTTTATCAATAACTTCAGTGTAACCCCAATGTGTTGCTGGTTTATCAAAAATTATTGGATAACCTTCGATTATCATTTTACCTTCATCTTCAACAGCACGCATCTCTACAACTAATGATCTAAATTCTTTCTTTGCCTTATCCATTATTCTTCACCTCCTTGATAATTGTCAGCAATTTTATTATTGATATGATTTAAATCTTGCATAATCTTATCACCATCATCAATCGGTGGTAAGTTAAATATTTCTCTTATTTCATTTATAGTCATATAATTGTTGCATTTTTGAGCAACTTCAATTTTCGTTTTATTTGAAGCATATTGTAATCTGTTTGCTTCAAATACTATTTTATTTCCGTGATTAATTTCAGATAATGTAAATAATTTATTTGTAAATTCTAATCCTAACATTATTCCTATCGGTTCAATGACACTTTCATAAAAAGCATTCCACTCATCTTCGGAATAATTTGACTGAATAATATGATCATTTACTCCATAATAATCTTTTATTTCTTTATCGATTCCTGATATTTGACTATCAGTTGCTGTTTGAGGTTCAATCTTAACTGGTTCAAATTTAGTAGTCGAATCTAATGCACCAATACCAGTTGCATTATCTTCGACAAAACTTGATATAAAATCATCCCTTATTTGCCTAATATCAGTTGGATTAAGCATTGTTTTTAATGAATACAATATTCCTTTAATACCTTGTGTTGTTTTAATTGCATTAATAATACCTTCATTAATAATTTGTTTAAATGAAAGTGCTTTAATGATTGGCGTATTATCGCCACCTAAAATATCATTCTCACAAAACATTCTCTTTAAATGAATAACATCATCATACGCAACCATTTTTGTTTTTCCTGAAGAAAAAGAAAATTGTACAAAGTACATTTGCTTATATTCATATAATCTTACTGATTTAGAACGAATCGGATATAAGCCTATAGGATTATCCTTTTCATCTCTCATTATGTAAACAAATGCATCATTGTCTAAATACAGATATGTAACAATTTTGTAATAGAAATCATAAGCATTCATCATTTCATTAGGTCTTTGACTAATTAATCTCGTAATATTATTATTTAATTTTTCAAATTTTTTATCTTTGCTGCGAATATGTTTTGGATTTAACTTTGCAGCATTTCGAGCAATTGCATCAATACACGATCTTGCTGAAGTATTGTATATTAAACCATCAAATGCTTTAAATGAGCCGCCCCACCCACTCAACATTTCTAATTGAGTACCATAAGTTTCATTTGGCTTTTTCGTACCAAAAATCTTACTAAATAAACTTCTTTTTTCTTTCCTTTTCATAACTATCACCTCCTTACATAATTTGAATATTCTTGTAAATGTTCAAAATAAACAACATAAGCATCTAATAAACTAACCGCACCATCAATTCTCGCTCTAGACTTTCTTTTAACTGGTCTAATGTTTTCATTATCATCCTCTTTTACTGCAACATTTGATAAGCACCATTTTAATATTGGGTTATTGTTATAATTAATTTTTTTATCAATTAAATCAGCCTTCATTTGCTTCATTGGTGTACTAAATGTTTTAGCTCCTTGTCTAACTTCTACCATATCAAAACCATTTTGTTTCATTTCATCACACCAATATGATGCGGACCAACTATCGTAACCAATCCACAAAGGTCGTAAGTTATATTTATTTACTTGTTCTAAAAACCAATTTGTAACTTCATGATAGTCTACTTTACTGCCCTTGCAAGTTCTAACCCATCCTAATTGTTCCCAAATATCATAAGGAATTTGGTCTTCTTTAATTTTAAATTCCATAATATCTTCTGGAATAAAATACATTTGTTTTACCTTTATTTCTTCACCATCAAGGCAAAGTAGAGTTGCACAAGTTAGGTCTGTTGTAGATGACAAATCACAGCCTCCGATACAGTATTTATTAGTTAATTCTTGATATGTATTTTCATTATTTAATTCTTGGAACTTTAACCAAGAATTAGCATTTGTTTGTCGAACATTTAAATCTTTACTTAAAAAATTAGGTAAAGATGATGGATTATTAAGTGCTTTTGTGGCTTTACCTCTCATATAAGTTAAAGCTTTTAAAACTCCTAAACCTGGATTTGCTTGATACCAAGCATCTTCATCTTGCCATTTTTTTGGATCATCAATTTCATAAATAATTGGTAATACAGTGTCATCAATTATTCCTCCAGGTTCGCCTTTATATCCTAGAATAATTCTATCTGCATAATCATATTCATTATCAAATACTGCTTCACGAACATTTCCCATTGTAGATGTTTCAACCAGTAATGGCTGTTCTCTGGAAGATGAGCCATCCTCCATAATGTCTAATAATCCTTGGTCAGTCCACGCCCATATTTCATCTGCTAAAGTACAGCTAGGATTCTTACCATCTAGCGAATTGGTTTCACTTGCAAGTGGAGCAAATACTGCATCTTTTTTATCAAAAAATAATCCAGAAATCGTTGCTCTTGTTCTGGACCTTATTGATGGTGATTTATTTCTCATTCTTACTGCTTCTTGAAATACAATTTTTGCCTGTTCTTTGACTTTTGCAATAGAATAGACTTCTGCTCCACCTTCGCCATCAGCAGTTAAACAATATAAACCTATACCAGATGATAAAGTCGATTTTCCATTTTTCTTTGCAACAAAAAAGATTACTTTCTTATATTTTCGTAATCCTGTTTCTTTATCTACAAATCCAAAAATTGCTTCCAGAAAAGCCTTTTGCCATAATTCCAACACGATAGGTTTACCCGCCCATTTTCCTTTTGAATGTTTGCAAAATTTCTGAATAAAATCTATAACTCTTTGGCCTTTTTCTTTATCAAATACAAAAGTTTTTGTTTCCATTTCACCAGTATATTTGTTTTGATGAGTTACTGTCAGTGGAGTATTAATATCATTGACTAACTTGGAATAAACAGTTCTAATTTTATCATTAATTCGTTTTGGATTTTCTTGAATATATTCCCAATACTTTTCAATATTTGTTAACGAAATCATCAAAATCATCTCCAGTTGGAACTTCTGGCGTTTCTGGAACTAATGCACTAAATGTCTTATAATATGTATCTAGGATTTTCATTGTTTGATTATAAGACTTTAATGCTGGGCTTTCCCTTTCAAATTTTTGACTACCTTGTTCAAATAATTCAGTGGGTCCATTTTTATTAATTTTTGCTTTTAAAACTTTAGTAGTTTTAAGCATAAATTTTATCTCATCTAATAAGATTTTTGCCTGACTTTTTTTATCTTCGGGTATTTTCTCAAACATTTCCTGAAGTTCTTTTGTTTTCATTCAAATTTCGCCACCTTTCAATTTACCCCCCTCCTATGCGCACGAGTCACACATTTTTTGAAGGTTCCCTACCCGTTCCCTTCGTAGACATCAATTTAACTGAATGTAGGGGGGTATCACTCTTCTTTAACTTCAATTAAATTGCCAAATTCATCGAATTTAATATCACTTCTCACAGAATTATCATCAGTTTTAAAGTGTTCTTTGTTATGACAATCAATGCAAATACCTTCCAAATTATTTCTTGCTAAAGCAATATTAATATCATTTAAATTACTATCATTTAAATATTTAATATGATGTACAATACCTTTAACTCTTTTATTTAATGGAATATCAGGACTAGATAGTCCTTCAACCCATACAGGTTTATGACATCTATTACATAACAATGACTGCTCTATCCATACTAGTTTTCTAATTGACTGCCAAGATTTATTATGTTTATAGAATTTAGTTCTTAATTTACTATTTCCTGGGATTTCTTTTATCTTTTAAAGTTGCTGTTTCTATTTCTTTGTTTTCTTTGTTTTCTTCGTTTGCTTCTATTTCTTTAGTTTCTTCATTAGATGTTTGATTTTCTTGTTCCGGTTCTATATC